TAGTTTTAAATACATAGATTTTAGTCATGCCAATGCTTATGATACATTGATTAGACCATTACAATCCATAGTTAATGCTGTTCAAGATGGTAGAACAGATGAAGATGGTATGATGGATGATTTTGCAAAAGGTATGTTTACAGCTATGTCAGAATTTGGTCAGCCATTTATATCAGAATCTATTTGGACTGAAGCTGCATTAGATATTATAGCTAGAGGTGGTAGAACAAGAGAAGGCTTTCAAGTGTACAGTGATGCAGATACACCTGGAGATAAAAACAGTAAAATATTTGCACACTTAGTTAAAGCACAAATGCCTTTTTCGTTAGATCAATTTAAAAGATTAGATAGATCTATAGAATCTGTAGATGTAATTACAAAAGGTAAGTATGATGAGTATGGTCAAGAGTTTGAATTTGGAGATGAGTTTCAAGGTTTGTTTGGTTTTAGAGCCGTAAAAGTAAATCCTGATAGAGCAATGAATTTTAAAGTTGCTAATTATCAAAAAGGTGTGAGGGATGCTCGATCATTATTTACAAGAGTTGCATTAAAAGGTGGAGATATTCAACCTGACGAAATTGTAAATGCTTACATAAATGCTAACCGTGCATTGTTTGATGTAAAGAAAACTTTAAAAGGAGACATGGACGCTGCAAGATTATTAAATATTTCTGAAGGCGGTTTTTATGGAGCACTAGACAGAATTTCTAATCAAGAAGTAAATGCAATTGAAGGAAATGTTTTTAGACCATACAGAGTATCTAAAGAAGTTAGAGATGCGTTTGCAGAAAACGCTGCTAAAATTGGTGTTACAAATCCATTTGAAGCTGCTGCAGATGTAATTGCAGAGTTAGAAGGTGAGTTTGCAAATTTAAGTTTAAAATTAGCAGAGTTTCCTGTGTTTGAAAATCCATTACAAACAATTCTACAAGACACACCTCTTGGTCCAACTACACTTAATTTACCTAACATTAACAACGAAGTTGTGTCAGCACAGGTGCAAGGCAGTAATTTTAATAACTTGACAACACAACAAAAATTAGATTTACTATTTGGTGGTAATTAATATGGCTAGAAACGCATTACAAAAAATAGAAGACCATGAAAAGCTTTGTCGAATTATGCAAAAACAAACGCATGACAAGATACATAAGCTTGAACGTCAAATTAATCGCGTAGAAAGCATTTTATTAGTGTCTACAGGAGCTTTAATTACTGGTATGGCATATGTTATATTTACCTTAATTATAAAATAAAAATGAATCTTTCACGTAACTTCACCCTCTCAGAGCTTATTAAAAGCGACACCGCTATACGTAAGGGCATTAACAATAACCCTAACGCAGAACAAATAGAAAAGTTAAAAGAACTTTGTGAAAATATTTTGCAACCAGTGCGAGATCATTTCGGCAGAGTTAAGGTGACTAGCGGATTTCGTAGCGTAGAATTATGCACAGCTATTGGTAGCTCTGTCAATTCGCAGCATGCCAAAGCCGAGGCCGCAGACTTCGAAGTAATAGGCGTAGACAATGCTGAGCTCAGTGATTGGATACATAAAAATTTAGAGTATGATCAATTAATTTGCGAGTTTTACACGCCGGGCGAACCTAATTCGGGCTGGATACATTGCAGTTACATACCTGAAGGTAGACGTGCATCGTATTTATGGGCATATAAATCAGAAGGTAAAACAAAATATAAACCAGTAATTGGTTCAGCAAAAAATTTAATTTAAATCCAATCTTTTAATTCTTCACCCATAATTTGACTAGCTATATCAACTTTCTTTTTTAAAGCTTTTACAATTCTTTCATCTACAGTTTTTTCGCACATAATATCTATGTAGGTCATAGGATATTTTTGTCCTATCCTATCTATCCTTGCCTCTGATTGTTGTCTTTTTTCTAAATCATAACCATTAGAATAATAAATCATAGTGCTGGCTGCAGTTAATGTAATACCATAACCACCTGTTTGTGTTGTACCAATAAAATATTTTACGGGTGAGTTTGGATCTTGAAAACGTTCTATATTTTTTTGTCGTTCAGACATAGGTGTTAAACCGTAATAATCTACAAAACTATTTTCGCCAAATTTTTTAGAAACATCCTGGATTATCCTATGTACATCTTTTTGCCAATGGGCCCATATGACAACTTTACCTTCTATTTCTTCTAGTACGTCCATTAATTCTGGTAACCTATTAGACTTAACTTCTTTAATAGTACCATCATCTGCTGTAAAATGACCGCAAGTTATTTGTTGTAATCTCATTAATTGAGTTAGCACCGTGGCTGTAGTCATAATCTTACCATCCATTTGTGCAAGCGCTAATGTTTTCATTTGTTTATATAACTTAATCTGTTCAGGAGTAAGTTGTACAATACGTTTAATAAATGTTTTTTCTGGTAAATCTAAACAATCATCTTTTAACACACGATAAGAAAAAGCTTTTAATTTTTCTGATAACTCGGCAAGGTGTTGATAACCCACAACAATTTGCACTGACCTACCACCAAAATTAGCTGTTTTCATTTTTGCATACCTGGTTCTAAACGTATAATAAGAAGTATGGCCTAATAATTCTTTTTTAAGAAATTCACATTGTTTATATAAATCTAGTGGTGATTTAGTTACAGGAGATCCCGTCAATATTCTTTTGTATTGCGCGTATTCTCCTAAACTACATATGTTTTTTGTTCTTTTAGCGTCAGGATTTTTTATAGTTGTAGATTCATCAATAGCCATCATTGTTCTGTGACAACGTAAAAATCTAGCAGCAAATTCTACACCCTTTGCAGTTGAAAAAGCCTCTACATTCATAATTAAAACATGTAAATCTTCTCCAGGTGTAAATAATTTATCTAGTTCTTTTTGTTGTTTTTGATTAATTGTTGCTTGCCATAATACGTCTACATATTCAACGTGTTCTGGCATATGTGTGGGTATTTCTTGTTCATACCAATTTTTATACACACCTTTTGGTGCCACAATTAAGACACCATTAATTTTACCTTGGTCGTATAGCATAGCTATATTATCTATCAGTACTTTTGATTTACCAGTACCCATTTCCATAAAATAGGCAAAGTACGGCTTATCCCATGACATTTCCAATGCTTTTAATTGATGAGCATATGGCTCTGTCTTAAATTTATATTTCATATTTTTCTTTCTTGACTTATATATAGAACATCCTATATTGTTTGTCAATGTTAGAAAGAAAAAAAATAGTATACGTTATTCAAGAATTACCTGGAACAAAAGCCGGCACTCCTAAAATAAATATTATGAGCGCAAAAGAATATGGAGATTTTGTTTTTCTACTTCCAGAATTTTCTCAAATAATATTTTCACCAGGACCTATAGTTTTTAAATTAAGAAAACTTTTAAAGAATTATACTTCTGATGATTATTTACTATTAACAGGAGATCCTGCTATAATAGGCATTGCGTGTTCTGTTGTTTCTGAATTAACAAATGGCAAATTTAATTTGCTTAAATGGGATAGACAAGAAAAAATGTATTATCCTTTAAAAATAAACTTACATGAGAAAGGAGAAATCGATGACAATTGATTTTGAAAAAGACCAAAGAGAGGATTTAGATGGTGCAAATGATGCCAATAAATTATCTGATCAAGTAGTCAAATTACAAGAACTAGAAGCAGAACTTTTAGTTAAAGAGCAAGAGCTCAAAGAAGTAAAAAGAAAAGTAGAACTTGTTTCATCAGAGGTAATACCAACAATGATGCAAGAGATGAATATATCTACACTTAAACTAGCAGATGGAACTTCAGTAGAAGTTAAACCAGTTTATGGTGCTTCAATCCCTGTGGACAAAAGGGAAGAAGCATACAAGTGGCTTCGTGAGAACGGCCTAGGCGATCTTATTAAAAATGAGATAACCGTTGCTTTTGGACGTTCCGAAGATAACAAGGCACAGCAATATGCTGTCCTTGCGCAAGGTCAAGGTTATGAACCAGTCCAGAAATTAAAGGTCGAACCTATGACACTTAAAGCATTGGTCAGAGAGCGTGTTGAGGCTGGACTCGATATGCCCTCTGATCTTTTTAATTTGTTCACAAGCAACAGAACAAAAATAACAAGGAGTAAATAAACATGAACCAAGTAGCAGAGAAAAATGCTGCGGGTCTTCCTTCAAATATTTTTGAAGAAGATGCAGCTAAAGGTTTGGGTAAAATAGGTCAAGAAGATCTAGCCCTTCCTTTTTTAAAAATCCTTGGACAACTTTCACCAGAAGTTAATAAACGTGATGGTAAGTATGTCGAGGGTGCAGAGCCAGGAATGATATTCAATTCTGTCTCTGGAGATCTATACGACG